CCTCTAGCTGAAGATTTAGAGATGGCAGAAGAAGCTGACCAAGAAATGATGGAAGCCATTGCTCCAAGAGGCAACTTCACTAGCCGCGGCCTAGATCCACTGGTTAAATCTGTAAATATGATCCTACCTCTCTTCGACCAGTCTCCAGATTATCCAAAAGTAGCTGATACAGATGTACTTCCAACCGATTTCGTTAGAATTCTTTCTATGATATCAGCTGCAACAGCAGATGCAGTTGGAGAAGAAAGGATAAATCCAGAGATGGAGATTACTTTGGACGGTATTAGAGACGACACAGGATTGATGTCTCTCTCTGGAAAAATACAGATGCTAGCCAAAGATAAATCTTTTAAAGCATTCCTAAAAGAACCAATGAAAGAACCAAAAGAAGAAGTAATGGAGGAAGAAGAGGAAGAGATGGGACAGGAAGAGATGGATTCTCTTATGATGGAAAGAATGTAATATTAACGGCTTAGAAGGAGAATAAAAAATGTCAGTAAATGTAGTAGAGACTGCTCCAGTAGAGAGCAACACCTCACAAGATTCAGAAGTAGATCAGGTACTTGACAATTACACATTAGATGATTTGCTTAAATTAAGTGCAGATGATGTGGCAGAATTTGTAGATGATGCTTCTCACAAAGGAATGAAGCCAATAAAAGAATGGCTTCCAAATGTTCCAGCAGACGTTAGAAAGCATTTAGCAAATATAAGAGCTGATTATACAAGAAAAACACAAGAATTAGCTAAAATGCGTAAAGAAGTAGAAGAAGCAAAAGCTACAGTAAGCCGTCAGAATGAATCTTTAATGAATGGAGCTTTGGCTAAAAAGCTAGAGAATATAGATGAAGCAGTAGAATATGATCTCTTTGATACTGAAGGAATGAAAGCAGAAATTCAGCGTCAAGCTCAGTTAATGTTAAAATCTATGTTAGCTCCAGCCCAGGAAGAGCTACAGATTCAACAGCGTAGAATAGCTCTGGATCAGTTTAAAGCTCAAAATCCAGAACTTACAGATCCAGAATATCGAGGCCCTATTGTAGAATTGCTTAAATCTCGTCCAGAACTAAAATTAGAAGATGCATTTTATATTGTAAAAGCACAAGTAGATGGCAAAAAATTAGCCTCTCAGAAAGAAGCCTTAAAAGAAACAAAGCTTCAGAATAGAGAGCTTATTCAGAAATCTTCTTCTGGTAGTAGAGCTGCGCCCACAGGCACACCGAAATTCAAGAATGCACTAGATGCTTACAAATGGCATAAGAGCCAGCAGGTTAAAAAATAAGGAGAGATAATGAAAAAGCCAGCCAAAGGAAAAGCAGTTCGAAAAACAGTAACTTCTCCAAGCGGTAAGAAGGTCACAAGATCTGTTGGTCAGGCTGGAAAGACACCTGCTCCTGGCACCAAAAGGGGCGACGCTTATTGCGCCCGTTCCGCTGGTATCCCTAAGTGTAAAGATCCTCCATGCGCCAACGATATAAGCAGAAAACGTTGGAAATGCAGAGGAAAGAAATCCATGAAGTAGTACTTTACTTTTTCTTAACTTATATATGGCGCAACGCTTCCCGGCCTTGCTTTAGCATCCTCTGGATCTCCTAAAGTTAAATTGTGTGGGCGAAAAAATAAAGCACCTACATCAGTAGACACGCTTAAAAAACTTCAATCATTCAATTTAACAATTTATTTAGGAGGTTACAGTGGCGATATCTAATGATCTTCTCAGCTCTACACTATATTCAATCAGAGATAGTGAGGTAGACGAGCTTTACAAAAAAGTAGCATTTCTCGATGGCGTCAGAAAAGCAGGTGGCGTCGAGACAGAAGCAGGTGGTATAAAACTACAGAGACCACTATCCATTCAGGAACACAGCACCATTACACAGCTCGCAACTGGTTATGAGCCTGTTTCACTTGCAGTTAACGACGTTCTCAGACCAGCAGTTTATGACTGGGCAGACTTCGTGGGGCCTATAGTCATAACCAAGAAAGAAGAATTGGAAAATAGCGGAGAATACGCTATTGTCAAGATTCTCGAAGCAAGAATGAAGTCCGTTATGGGCATGTTAAGAAGAGAACTAAACAAGCAGATTCTTGTTGGTAACAGCACTGTTCTAACAAACGTTCAGACCTTAAATGGTGACGCTGGTGGTTTAGGTTCTGCTAACGGATTCTTAGAACACTTAGCCCCTGCTTCACAGACAAACGTAGTTGGTGGTATCTCTAAAGTTACCTTCCCAGTTCCAGGCTGGTTAAACCAGTTCCAAAATGCTGGTGGTGCTTTAGCAATGACACAGCTCTATGATCTCTACATTGCTGCAAATTCCGTTGCTCCAATGGGAGATATCTCTCACCTAATCATGTCTTCAAGTGCTCTTGCTCAGTACAGAAATCTTCTGTTCGCAAACGAGAGATTCATTGATACCAAGACACTTGATGGTGGAAGAATGGGCTTAGCATTCAACGGCGCTCTAGCAGAACAGGATCCAGAGATGGGATTCACTTCTTCTGTCGCTGGTAACTGCGATGCCTACATGTTAAACTACGAAGGTATCAAACTAGTATTCCACAGTGAAGGCGATTTCGCAGTTTCTCCTTTTGAGCATATCTCTGGAACAACTGCAAGAGCTGCCCAGCTGTATGTCAAAGTTCAGCTTGTTGCCGACTTCCTCGGTGGACAAGGCGTATTAATCAACGCATAATCTATTATAGGAGAATAACAAAATGGCAACTTCAACTTTAATTCAGAAGCTTGACGCTACCGCCCTGATATCAAATATCACCGGATCACCAGGCTCTTACACTTCAGTATCTATACCAGATGTTTCTAATCGCAGACAGGTAGAGACTTTCATCGCAGGTGCAACAGTTACACCAGGTGACTGGCTTCAGTTTGATACTACTGAATCCGGCGCTACTATAGTAGCAACTGTTATTGAGGCAACAGCCGTTGCTCTTGGAAATCCATTGGTTGTCGGTGTATGTCTAGGTTCTGCTGAGACTTCAGGCGCACTAACCGCTGGTTCAAGAATCAATGTAGTTGTATCTGGATTTATGGAAACCGCTAACGTAGACGGTGCAGTTGTAGCTGGATCTCCACTGGTAGTTGATACAACTGCCGGAAGAGCACACGTTGCTGTAACTGGCGATCTATCAGTCTGTCGTGTAGCTTTAGCTGCCGATGTCGCAAACGTAGCACCAGTCTGGATCTTCAAGAAATTCTAGTCTTAAAAGGTTAAAACCTTTGAGCCTCCATCAGAAAGATGGGGGCTTTTTTGCTTGACATTTTCTACTTCTTTGAAGGAATAATAATATGGCAAATTTAAAATCACTTCGAAATAAAATTAAAAATGTGACTGATTATAGCCCAGATTTAAGGGCTTATAATGATCAGTTAGATGAGCTAATTAATGATGCCTATTATTACATCTGGGGAAATAAGCGCTGGACATTTGCTACCAAAGAAGCTTTCTTTAAATTCATTCCAGATATGCTTCCTACAAGAGATATTCCTCCAGGCGGAACAATAGTAACAGCATCAGTTATAAAAGGATCTAGACAAGTTTTATTTTCCGCCCCAATGGATAGACTTACACCAGAGGTCTTTGAGGGACAACCTATATCAATTCAGGACTACGAATATACAATTTCAAAAGTGGTTGCTGGAGATCAAATTTTATTAGATCAGGTGTTTCACGGAACAACAGAAGCTCAAGATTCTACCTGGATAATTAAAAAGCGTTTTTATGATTTACCACAAGATAGTATAGAGCTTCTATCTCTTGCACATAGAGATGTACCATTTTCAAACGGTGGTGTAGGTACATTTCCTCCTTATGGAAAATTACTTGGTTTAATGCCACGTACAGATGAAAGATATAATTTAAGAATGGACTATACAGCTTCGTATGCAGAAGCTTATGTTTGGTCTCCTTCTTTCTATGTACCAGAAGCTTATAAAATAGGCTTACAGGCTATTGCCCAGCCTTTAGGTGGATCTGGCTTTTTGTCAGGAACCTATCTGGAAGTTTGTTGGGCATTCTTAAGAGATGGTAAGGTAGGAGCCCTATCAACACCAGATATAATCTTGTTGGAAGATGAAAATGCAGCAAGAATAACACTAAGAATTAACTTTTTATCACATGATAATCAATCTGTAGTTTCTGATGCATTCCAAACAAAAGATAGAGAACCAGCACAGTTTGAAGGATTAAAGAAAATAGTTTTTTGGAATGCAAATTTTAATAGAACTACCGGAGAAAGATTAGGTCTTCCTGTCTGGAGAGAATTCAATCAAGCTGGCTTAACAAGAAACCTAACTAATTATTTAGATGCAGTCATTGCTCAAGATACAGATTCATCAGTTGATATAACTTTACTAGCTAGTATAGATCCAGGAAATAAAATCTATATAGAAAATGATGGTCAGTATAATAGAATAAGACCTTATCCTCGTGTAGATGCATGGGATGAAGAAGTAACTAGACAGGCAGCTGGAGAGGAATTTTCTAAAGTTAATCAAGATTTCTTAAGAGAAGGTGTACTTAGGTATTACTATAAACCAAGTCATTTAGGTTTTGAAACTGATTCTCCACAGATGCCTCATGAATATCATCAATTAATTGTTTATAAAGTTTTAGAGACTTTATATGATAAAGTAGGATCTGCATCCCAAAGTGATATGTATCGCAGAAGAATAGAAAAAGAAATTAAAGAATTATCGAAACGATATCTGGACCACATAGACAGCCTTGTACAGAGAGGACAATTCAATGTAACTGGCGACTATAGAATATTTGTTTATGATAACGCTTCATTAAGGAACAAAGGATATTAAGGAACAAAGGATGAATATTTGCGAAATTTGTGGAAATAGTTTTGAACGAGGACCTAAGTCTGGCCACAAGGTTACTTGTTCTCCAAAATGTTCTAGTCTTAGAAGTGCTAAAAAATGTAATGAAAAAAGAAAAGGAAATAAAGAATATCTTGAAAAAAGAAGCAAAAATAAAAAAATAAAAGAATATATGTACAATTACGCTAGAAGACCAGAAGTTTTAAAAAAAAGAGCAGAACAAAGCAGAAATAATAGAAAAGAAGGAAAGTTTACTGGATGGAGCTTGACTGCTTGGTCAAATTCAGTAAAAGCAAATTATAATTATACTTGTTCTAGTTGCGGCGCTACAGAAAATCTGCAAGCACATCATTTATTTTCTCGAAAAGACTTTCCTGAACTTGCTGATTTAGAAACAAATGGTATTTGCTTATGTAAAAACTGCCATTATACTTTACATCTTCACATCGGAAGAGAGGCTTGAATGTCTGTAAAAGGAAATATAATAAAGTTTACTAATGCACCAGATTTAGATCAGAATTGGATAGATTCTTCTGGTGGTGCTGAAGATATAAGAAATTTTAGACAAGATCCAGATGCTCTAGGATGGCTGGCTGATCGTGGCTTAGAGCCGTGGTGGAGAGCACCAGCTACTTTTTCTGGACAGCCACAAACTGCATTTATAAGAAGTTTGCTAGAAGATGCAGTAGATTCATTTTATATCTGGAATAAGCAAAACACTGAACAGAGCTATTACATAGTAGAACAGGGAGGATATTTATACTATGTAATGGGACATAAAGGTTTAGGCTCACCAGACTTTGATGCAGATATTTATTTGCTAGATAATGCTAGATATATTCCAAAAATAAATGAAGTAGGAACACAATACATTCCTTTTGGAAATAAGCTTTTAATAATAAATGGTGTTGACAAACCAATTTGGTTTTATGGTGGTGAAAAAGTAAGAGACTTTGGCTTCCTTCTTCCAACACCTACACCAGATGTATTAGATATTAAACCAGAATATTTATCTGCTCCAAACCTATTAGAGAATAATACAGCCGCTCCTAACTTTGGATCTGGAGATACAATAGGATTAGGGGATAGAGGAGACAATGATCTTTCAAACTATTCTTGGAGGATGTCTTTTATACTTGATACTGGAGCAGAATCACCTCTAGGGGGCATCGCAAGCCAAAGCTGGGATGTTGGTACGGTTGGAGCACAACAGAGGCGTTTTGGCTGCTTTATATCAGATTTTCCAATAGGTCCAGAAGGTACTGTAGCTAGAAAACTTTACAGAACAAAAAATCAACGTAGACCAGATAGCTCTACCGCAAGAGATCAGTTGTTTTACGAGGCTTTAATAGTAAGAGATAATAGTACGGATTCTATCGTAGATGTAATTCCTGATACAGCACTAACAGTTCCTGCGCCACTTCTAACAGATAGTGTAACTATTTCCTCATCTTATATTACAGGTGAATCTTGGGATAATAGATTATGGCTTGCTGGAGGTGGTGGACATCCAACCAGAATTATATATTCAGATTTAGGTATACCAGAACAGTTTGGAGCTTTTTCCTACTTTGATTTAGGTAACACTTCTGGCGGACATATAACTAGACTGTATGCTTATTACAATAATCTTTTAGTTTTTCGTGAGAAATCTATAGATATAATTCGTTCTGGACCTAGCGGATACACAGTTTCAAATTTATCTTCAAATGTAGGTACAACTGCAGCAAACAGTATAAAATTAGTTCCTGATGTTGGCGTTGTATTCTTATCTAAAGATGGATTCTTTGTACTGCAAGGAGGTCTAGATGGTGGATCTCAAATTTTTGTTTCTACTTTATCTACAAAAATTTCTAAAGAAATACAAAAAATAAATATAGCTGCTCTAGCAAAGTCTTTCGCTGTATATTCCGACAAAGAAAAAGAATACTGGTGTCACTATCCTAGAAGAGGTTTTGAGATACCAACAAGAGGCGTAGTACTTCATCAGAAAACAAAACAACTATCATTCAGAGGAGCTACAAATAAAGACTTAGAATTCTTATATCAGTTTACAGCAGGAGCGGTTGATAGCCAGGGGAATATTA